ACAATATTATTTAGAAGATCCCACTGTAACTATTGCCGGTCCAACAGGAACTGCCGCAAATTTTAGAGCAACTGGTAGAGTATTCTTAGATAGTGATAATAGAAAAATTAGAAGAATATCTTTAACAGACGGTGGTAGATTCTATGAGACTGCACCATGGGTAAGAATCGAAGGTGGTGATAGTACCAATGCTTTCTCTATCGGAGAAACGGCTTCACAAACATTATCAACAGGTGTCATTATATCTGGTGAAGTTGCTAAATGGTCTGATTCCGATAATAAATTATATCTCATTCACAATGGTGCTAATGATGGAATATATCATACGTTTGTTACTGGTTTACCGATTACTGGATCAACATCTGGTGCGAATGGTAATGTACTATCAGTAAATGAAAACAATAAAATATCTAGTAATGAACAAAATGATTATTTCAGTCCTTCGATAAGTAACGAATTAAATTTCCTTGACTTCAGTGAAAACAATCCATTTGGTGATCCGGAGAATAACTAATGTTTGGCAATCATTTTTACCATCAAAAAATTAGAAAATGCGTTGCTATTTTCGGAGCAATATTTAATAACCTTTATGTTCTTCGTAAAGATAGTAATGGTAATGTCGTCAGTCAAGTAAAAGTACCATTATCGTATGCACCAAAAGATAAGTATCTAGAAAGAATTAGAGAAAATGCTAATTTAAGTGAAAACACACAGGTAGCAATCAAACTACCTCGTATGTCATTCGAAATCACATCATTTACATATGATGCTGATAGACAACTTACAAAACTAAGTAATTTTACTACAAAAGGTACTGCTAATTCTAACAGACAAAAGTTTTATTCTCCAGTACCATATAGCATTAATTTTCAATTAAACATATATGCGAAAAATCAAGATGATGCTTTACAACTCGTTGAGCAAATTATTCCTACCTTTAATCCACAGTATTCATTGACTATTAAACCTTTTGCCACAGAATATCCAGACTTTAAAGAAGATATTCCAATTATAATTCAAGGCGTGTCTTTTGCTGATGATTTTGAAGGAGCTCTTGATCAAAGGAGAACAATTCTTTATACTTTAGATTTTGAAATGAAAGTTCAATTCTATGGTAATATTACTAGTGGTTCGATTATTAGAGAAGTAAACGCAGATCTTTATATCATTGAACCAAATGAAAACGCACTTGCAGAAAAAATAGTCGTTACACCAAATCCAACAGATATTATAGGTCTTGCAGACAGTGATTTTGGATTTACTGTAGATATAAATAGTCTAGATACTATTGAAGATACGGATCCGTATGTTGTAACAGGATATATGGTTGATGATTATGTACAGAAAACATTATAAGGTAGTAGATTAAAATGACCATTACTTTACGCACAACAAAAGGTTCAGCTCTTACATTCGCAGAACTTGATGCTAATTTTTCAGATTTAAATAGTCGATTGACTACGGCTGAAAACTCAAATACTACGCAAACGGATTTAATTTCTGGTTTGCAAGTATCTGTAAGTAGTAATGATGGAGATATTACTACTTTAAATACCACAGTATCTGGTTATGGAACTCGTATCACTAATTTAGAAAGTGATATGACGGAGTTCGGTACTAAAGATATTAACTTTGGTTCTCAACATATCACATATTCGAATGTTTATGCTAATACTGGATTATTTCCAAGCGCTACAACCTATGAAGGTATGTTTGTCGTCAGTGATTCTGGTGGAGAAGCATACTATTCGCATGATACAGCGTGGGAACAAATTCCAAATAAAGTATTCAAAACCGTAACTGGTAATACTGGTTCTGTTGTTGCTTCGGCAATCAATAGTTCAATTTCAATTACTGGTGATTCAGGTGTGAGTACATCTTTGAATTCTACTTCTGATGGACTAGTAATTAAACGTGATTACAATACATACAATTTCACTGCAGTTAATGATTCTGCAGCAGCACTGGTATTTCAACCAGATAGTAGATTTTTCTTAGATAGTGCTAGCAATCCTACTCTCTATTTGCGTAGAGGAGAGACATATAAATTTAATATCACATCGTTGACACATCCAATTTACATCAAAAGCGCACAATCGACTGGCACTGGTGATCAATACACTAATGGCGTAATTAATAACGGTCAACAGGCAGGCGTGCTAACATTCACACCACCTATGAATGCTCCAGCAACTCTTTATTATCAAGCATCAACAAGCGCTTCGATTACAGGGACAATTAATATAGTATAATGAATGATGATAAAATTAAAAGTGATTATGAATATTCTCGTGATAATTACTATGAACTAATTGAAAAGGGCAAGGGTGCTCTTGAAAATATGATTGAAGTTGCTCGTGAGTCTGAACATCCACGAGCGTATGAAGTATTATCTACATTGATGAAAAATATTTCTGATATCAATGATAAGTTAATGGATTTAAATAAAAAGAATAAAGATATCAATAAAGAAGATGTGAAACAAATCGCAGGAACTACAAACAATAATATATTTTTAGGTTCTACTGCTGATTTACAAAAGTTATTAAATAATGATAAAGATATTATAGATGTTACACCAGAATGAAACATATCTTGGTAACCCAAACGTAAAACGTGACGGAGTTATACAAGAATGGACAAAGGAATTAGTACAGGAATATTTTAAGTGTAGTAAAGATCCTGTTTATTTTGCGGAGAAATATTGTAAAGTAATTTCACTTGATAGGGGTTTAGTACCATTTAAATTATATCCTTATCAAAAGAAAATGTTTGAACAATTCAATGAGCATCGGTTTAACATTGTACTCGCCTGTAGGCAATCGGGGAAATCAATATCGGCATGTGCGTACCTCCTCTGGTATGCACTTTTTAACAGTGAAAAGACTGTTGCAGTACTCGCTAACAAAGGCGCAACAGCTAGGGAAATGTTGTCACGCATTACTCTTATGCTTGAAAACATCCCTTTCTTTTTACAACCAGGATGCAAGGCGCTTAACAAAGGATCGCTTGAATTTTCTAATAACTCTCGTATTCTCGCTTCTGCTACATCTGGTAGTTCTATCCGTGGTCTCTCTGTAAACCTACTTTATTTGGATGAGTTTGCATTTGTGGAGAGAGCAAATGAATTCTATACCTCAACATATCCAGTTGTATCTTCGGGAAAGGATACAAAGATTATCGTCACATCAACTGCGAATGGTATTGGTAATACTTTCTATAAGATATGGGAAGGATCAGTGCAAGGAATTAATGAATTCAATCATTTCAGAGTCGACTGGTGGGACGTTCCAGGACGAAACGAAGAATGGAAACAACAAACAATAGCGAATACTAGTCAACTTCAGTTTGATCAAGAATTTGGTAATACATTTTTCGGTACTGGTGATACACTTATTAATGCTGAAACTCTTATGGGATTTAGAGCACAACCTTATCTAAAATCTTTAGAAGGTGGAGATCTTCTAGTTTATAAAGAAACAGAAAAGAATCATGATTATATCATGACTGTCGATGTATCGAAGGGAAGAGGCCAGGACTATTCTACTTTTAATTTGATCGATATTAGCGTGCGCCCGTTTGAACAGGTTGCTGTATATCGCAACAACACTATCTCGCCCCTGCTCTTCCCGAATATTATTTATAAATATGCGAATGTTTATAATCAAGCATATGTTGTAATTGAATCAAATGATCAAGGAGCTGTTGTTTGTAATGGATTGTATCATGATTTAGAATATGAACATGTGCATGTTGAATCAGCAATTAAAGCAAATGCCATAGGTATTGAAATTAATCGTAAAACAAAAAGGCTTGGTTGTTCTGCAATTAAAGACATATTAGAAAACAATAAACTTAAAGTTGTCGATGAAAATACTATTTTAGAAATATCAACCTTTGTGGCAAAAGGTCAATCATATGAAGCCGCTGATGGAAATCATGATGATTTAATGATGAACTTAGTAATGTTTGGTTATTTCTCCTCTACTCAATACTTTGGCGATATGACTGATATTAATATGAAAGACATGTTATTCAAAAAACAAATGAAAGAAATAGAAGACGATATGGTTCCATTTGGATTTATCGATGATGGTAGTGATCATATAAAGAAATTAGAACAAAAAGATCATCCATGGGCAATAGAATATGATGAAAACTTTTAAATTATAAATAATGGTATATTGAAGATAACCGTATTATGTTTTACTTATAATTAGTAACCGAGAAGGAAAATTTCATGGCACTTTTTACACCGTCCGAATCACCAGCGGTTGTCGTCAAAGAAATAGATCTGACTGGCGGTGTGCCAAATGTCCAGTCAACTACAGGCGCAATCGTAGGCAATTTTAGATGGGGTCCTGTTGAACAAAGAACTCTAGTTTCTAACGAAGCTAGTCTAGTATCAAACTTTGCTTCACCAGATTCCTCAAACACAATCGATTTTCACACTGCTGCATATTATCTCAGATATTCAAACTCACTACAAGTTGTGAGAGAGGTAACAAGTGTAGCTAAAAACGCAAGAGCAACAACCGGTCAGCTTGGTGCTGATTCTAATGGTAGTCTGCCTGCAGAAATTGTCAAAAACAAAAACGATTTTGATGCACAAATTTCTGCGCTAGATTCAGACAGCCACACGTTCCTCGCAAGGTATCCAGGAGAACTTGGTAATTCAATTAGAGTTTCCATGTGTCCGCCGGATGCAACAGCATTTTCTGCATGGTCTTATGCTTCTTCATTCGATCAAGTCCCTTCTACCAGTCAATACGCATCTGCTAGAAGTGCTTCAGGAGATGAAGTCCATGTTGCTGTTATTGATAAAAATGGTAAATTCTCTGGTACTGCTGGCACTGTACTCGAAACCTTCCCATTTGTTTCAGTTGCATCTGATGCTAAAAATACTGATGGAACAAACAACTATGTCAAAAACGTAATTAACGAAAAATCAGAATATGTCTATATGGTAGACTTTGATTCTGATTACAGAACAGCAGGTGCTGGTACAACTGCTGATAGTGGTGATAACTTCGACAACGGAGAAACTGCTGCTACTAATTACGATATGGCTGGTGGTGTGAATTCTGCTGCGTTAACAACTACAGAATTTTTATCAGGATTTGATCTTTTCGAAGATAAAGATCAAGTGGAAGTAGACTTCCTCATTGCTCCTGGAATGTCTTCTAGAAGTGATCAAACTACTGTTGTAAACGATCTCGTATCTACAGCACAAAGCACTCGTAAAGATTGCGTAGTAGTTGCTTCACCTGCTAGAAGTGATGTTGTTGGTATTACATCTGCCGCAACTGCAGTCACTAATGTAACAACAACTGCTGATACATTCACAAACTCATCATACTTAGTCATGGATGGTAACTATCTGAAAGTTTACGATAAGTATAACGATCAGTACATCCAAATTCCTGCATCATCCTCAACTGCTGGATTGATGGCATCAACAGATCTCAATCGTGCAGCATGGTTCTCACCTGCTGGTTCTAGAAGAGGTCAATATCTTGGAATCACATCGCTTTCTTATACTCCAACAAAATCACAGAGAGATACTCTGTACAAAAAGAGTGTAAATCCGATTGCGAATATTCCTGGTTCAGGTGTTATTCTATTCGGGGATAAAACAAAACTTGGTAGACCTTCTGCATTCGATCGTATCAACGTTCGTAGATTGTTCCTTGTACTCGAAAGAGCAATTGCAAGAGCAGCAGAACAGGTTCTCTTTGAATTCAACGATGAATTTACAAGAGCAGAGTTTGTTAATATCGTTGAACCGGTTCTGAGAGAAGTAAAAGGAAGACGTGGTATCACTGATTTCCGTGTTGTTGCTGATGAAACTAACAACACTGCAGAAGTTATTGATAGAAATGAATTCATTGCTAGCATCTTCATCAAACCGGCTCGGTCAATCAACTATGTCACTCTTAACTTTGTGGCAGTTAGAACTGGTGTCGACTTTGAAGAAGTCGTTGGCACAGTTTAATAGCGCTAAGGAGATAAGAAAATGGCAGTATTAGGAGTTGACGACTTTAAGTCCAAACTGAGAGGTGGTGGCGCTAGACCGAATTTATTCAAAGCGACCATTAACTTCCCAGGATATGCAAATGGCGATGCAGAACTTACATCGTTTCTTTGTGAAACAGCACAATTACCTGGATCTACGATGGGAACAATTGTCGTTCCTTTCCGTGGACGCCAGTTAAAAATGGCAGGTGATCGTACATTTGCTGAATGGTCTGTTTCAATCATCAACGATACGGATTTCGCAATTCGTAACTCAATGGAACGTTGGATGAATGGTATGAATGCTAACTCAGCAAATACCGGACTGACAGCACCAGTTGCATATGAAGCTGATCTGAAGATTGAACAACTTGATAGAGATGGTTCTTCACTAAAAGAATACATTCTTCGTGGTTCATTCCCAACAGAAATTTCACCTATTGATCTGAACTATGGATCTAACGATGAAATCGAAAGATTTCAGGTTACATTCCAGTATCAGTATTTTGATAGTCTGAACCCAGCTACAACAACATAATAAATAGTAGAAGAGGGTGGTTAACCCCATCCTCTTCTTATTCTAATTTAAGGGTTTTACTATGGCTGATGATAGAGGCTTAAAATTATTTGGATTTGAAATCAAACGTGCTAAGTCGGAAGATCCTAAAAAACTTCCTTCTATTGTTCCTGCACGTGATGATGACGGTGCTGGTTATGTAACAGCAGCCGGAACTCATTATGGTCAATATTTAAACATTGACGGTGATGATGCCAAAGATAATTTTAATTTAATTATGAAATACCGTGGTGTTGCTATGCATCCAGAAGTGGATATGGCAATAGAAGACATCGTTAATGAATCGATTTCTGGTGGTGAACTTGAACAATCGGTTGATATTAACATGGACAATTTGGAAGTTAGTGATAAGATTAAAAAGACTATTAAAGAAGAATTCGATAACATTTATAGTATGTTGAATTTTAATGAACTAGGGCATGATATCTTTCGCCGTTGGTATATTGACGGTAGGTTATACCACCACTTGGTCGTCAATGAATCAAATCTTAAAGCAGGTATTCAAGAGATTCGTCCTATTGATTCTGCTAAAATGCGTAAAGTAAAACAAGTTAAAAAGAAAAAAGATGCAACAACTAATGTGAATCTTATTGAAAAGGTAGATGAATATTATATTTACCAAGAAAAACCAGGACAAGCGAATTCTGGTGTTAAATTAAGTCTTGATTCTATTTCTTATTGCACATCAGGTCTTCTTGATGAAGGTCGTAAAAAAGTTATTTCATACCTTCATAAAGCACTGAAACCAATCAACCAGTTAAGAATGATGGAAGACTCTCTAGTCATCTATCGTTTGGCACGTGCTCCTGAAAGAAGAATCTTTTATATCGATGTCGGTAATATGCCAAGAGGTAAGTCTGAACAATATATGAAAGACATTATGGCTCGTTATCGTAATAAACTAGTTTATGATGCTTCTACTGGTGATTTAAAAGATGATCGCAAACATATGTCAATGCTTGAAGATTTTTGGTTGCCTCGCCGTGAAGGTGGTAGAGGTACAGAAATCACTACATTACCAGGCGGTGAAAATCTTGGTCAAATTGACGACATCATTTATTTTCAAAAGAGATTATATCGTTCTTTAAATGTTCCTATTAGTAGATTAGAACAAGAGAATCAATTTAATATAGGAAGATCGACCGAAATTTCTAGAGATGAATTGAAGTTTCAAAAGTTTATTGATAGATTGAGAATGAAATTCTCTCATCTCTTTTATGATATATTGAGAAAACAATTAGTTCTTAAAGGTATTATCACTGATCAAGATTGGGATATGATGAAAAATGATATCATCATTGACTATATTAGAGATAACCACTTTACAGAACTTCGTGATGCAGAAATGTTAAGAGAAAGACTACAAACTCTTGATCAAGTTTCAAATTATATTGGTGAGTATTTCTCTAAAGAATGGGTTCAAAAGAACGTTCTTCAATTCTCAGACGAAGATATTGAACAGATTAAAAAAGAAATTGATGGCGAACAAGAAGAACAACCTGAAGAACAACCTGAAGAAGAACCACAGGAAGTACAACAACCTCAAGGTCAAAAATTCGAGTTAAAACCTGTGGCAAGTGGAGACCAGTAATGCCAATTTCAAGAAATAGAAGAATTGCTAGAAACATTGGTAGATCTATAGCCGAAGGTAGTATTGCTTCAGATTGGAAATGCATTTTCATAAACTCAAAAGGAGAATAAATTATGAGTGAAGAAACAACAGAAAATGAAATTGAAACAAACCCTCTCAATGACATGATTCAACATGCCATTGATCAAAATTATAACAAAGCAAATAATATC